CCTTCTGCTGTTGGGCGTTGGCCAGCAAGTCCGCGTAGATCTGGGCAAAAGGATCAGCCTGACGATCGGGAAGCGGGACTTCCTTGGTTCCCTTGGTGGGGATGACAACCTCGCGCCTTACGAGTGGGGTGACTGGCTCCCTGGGGGGAAGGGGGGTTCCGGTGTAGGTTCCCGTGCCGGTGCCAGTGCCCGTGCCAGTGCCGGTGCCGGTGCCGGGTCGAACTCCGCCGCCTGGAGGAGTTGTGGTCGTGCCTCCACCAGGAGGAGTAGTCGTAGTTCCGCCACCGGGAGGAGTTACAACAGGAGGCTTAGTGGTATCTTTGACTGGAGGAATTACTTTAGTAGGATCTGCGTAATCCCATTCTCCTTTTGTAAAGTTCCACCTATTACCGTCCTGATCAGGGGGGAATTCTTTTCCGGTAACTGGATTGATGTAATCCGGATTTATTACAGGCGGAACAAATACTTCCCAAGGAGAATCCTTAAACTCATCACCCGGTTTAACTTCCGGTTTTGGAATGTAATCAGGTGTAACATTAGTGGTGCCACCAGGACCAGCAGTTGCACCACCAGGGCCAACCGTTACATTCCCTCCGGTGTTATCAAACCCACCTTCGCTAGTAGTTGTAGGTTGAGCCGCGCCTACTCCTTCATATGATCCAACTGGTGATGGTGTAAAAGGTGTTGAACCAACAGATGTGGTGATTCCTTTGGTCAGTGTTGACGGCAACTTTAGGTCTGGATTTCCACTTAAATCAACAACGCCTGGATAGCCTTCAACACCAGGTACTGTAAAATCAATTTTTCTAGTGTCTTCGTTTAGATAACTGATGCTTCCATCGTCATTAATTATTTGTCTGTAATTTGGAAGCCCTCTTCCCGGGATTAAAATCGTTTTTCCAGGAGTTTCAACGCCTTGAGGAACAGAACCTGTTTGGCCAGCCGTAAGATCAGCAACCTGACTCGGATCCAGATATTCAACTCCAACGAATCCACCAGCTTTATCAGGGGGAACCAATACGTTTCCTCCCGTTATATATTGCTGCTGATTCCCCGGTGTATACACACCTCCTATAAACGCATCCTTCTCATCCGTATTCCCAATGTTGTTTCGTATAGTGGGATCATCTGGAATGTTGTAATCAATTTCTCCACCAGTCGCTAAGGTTGATGGGTTGCTTAAATTTTGAGCATAGTTGTAGTAACCCCATGATGGGTTCCTTGCATCCCATATCCACCGATCCCCTGTTTGATTTAATTCTTGAGGAACCCCGAAATCATCCGGCCTTGGAATATAGTAGTTCTCGTATCCCAATGGATACATAGCATCTACAGAAGTATTGTTCTGATTGATATCTTGAACCAGATTATCGATTGCGTCAGGCATATATCAGTTTTTTGGGATTATGCTGTTGATTCGAGCTACCATCCAGTTGGCCACAAGCTTCTTGACCTTCGGCTTGTCCTTGAGCCATTTCGCGAACTTCTCGGCATTGCTGTCGTAAAAGCTCCTGAACCACTTCGGTCCAACGAGTTCCTTCCAGAAGTAAAACGCTTCCCATTGATCGGGAATACATTCGCGAGCGACGAAGCAGGAACGCATGATGTTTCCGTATCCAGTAGCAAGGTTGCCAATGCCGCTGGCATACCCCTGGAACTGGTTCATGAAGGAGTTTGCTTGATCAGACTGGTATTGGTTCTGAGCGTTGGACAGCGCAAAGTTTCCGCCTGTTTTTAGAAAATCCGCAGGAGAACCCATCTGCATTCCCTGAGTATACTGAGGAGTAGCAAACGGAGAAGCACCTTGTTGAAGACCGCCAAGCTGGGCTGCTTGCCCAACAATCGGCTGGAGTCCTAGGGCGGACTGGACGTTGGCAATGTTCTGCTGGCGACCGGACAACATCTGCTGTTGAGAAGTAAGCTGGCCCGCAAAGCTCTGTTGCGCCGCGGTGTTTCGCTGGCCGGTGGCAGCAAGAATGTTCTGGAAGGCTTCCTGAGCGTTCCGATTGGCAGTGTCGCTCGTACTCTGACCGCTCTGGAGCAATCCCATTGCAGCGTTCCAGCGTTGAGAGTTGGCGTTACCAAGAGCATCTTGAATTGCGAGCGACTCACGAAGAGCCGAAGGATTGCCGAGAACATTGTTAATGGAGCTACCGCGAGCGCGAGCGGCCTGCTGAACCCGTCGCTCCATGCTTGGATCTAGGGTTCCAACCTGAGAAAGACCCTGCTGGATCTGACGCTCAAGCTCGCTACGGATCAATTGAGATGCACCGGTATCTTGTTGGGCAGTAGGGATCCCAACTCTCTCGTAGGTGGGAGAATCTATCCGCGTATCAGGGGCAGCGGCATCTCCCTTAACATCGCTAAGGAACTGTTCGTAGAGATCAAACTTCCGAGGATCAAGAGCCTCTAGCTCATTTCTACGCTGTTGAGCAAACTGAGTTCCATACTTATTTGCAAGATCAAGTTGATTTTGTGTAAGCTCAGGCGCAATGGCAGCAGCGGCCCTAGCAACTGCTTCGCCTATCTGAATATCCCCAATGGGCTTGTAGATTATGTTCCCCTTAGCATCTCTTAGTGGATTTCCCTGAGCATCTTTTTGCTCACCACTAAAATCATACGTCTTACCTTCGTATGTAATTTTTGTTCCAAGCCTAGCGGCTGCATCCAATGCCCGTAGCTTTGGAAAAGTTTCAGCGGCTGCTTCTATAGCCTCTTTATTAGCGGCACCTAAATCAGGCGCATCATATTTTTTGCCCATAAGTAATCCTTTCGTTCATCAGCAGTTTGAAATATCTTTTGAAATCATACAAACGCGGAATGTTGTTGCTTAACCCTCCTAGCTTGGTGACATTTTTAGAGCAATGCGTCATCATAGCTAGCCATAGTGTTTGCACAGCATACCGTTCTGTTCCAATAACAAGCTCAACCCACGCGATATGACCATCTGGATGGTTGCTATGTAAATCTTCAGACTGCTCTATGCAATTTAAGAATCTAACCGCTGCTACCCCAACACATTTGCCTTCATCATTCTTAACAACCCAAAACTGTTTCCTGGCATTAAATATTCCAATCCAATTAAGAATCTGATCGTCAGTCCAATTGGAAAAACTCGACCAGTTCTCTCGCAGCAGCTTGGCTGCTTCAATGTTTGTTGGGTGTGCGTTCATTGTTGAGGGCGCACCGAGTCTACGAAGCCAGAGAGAATGGTGGATTGCAGAGACAAGCGACCAGCGTCTGCGGTTACCTTGAATTGCAAAGTATTCCAGCGACCTTGGCTGATCAGGTTGTAAGCCTTCAGGAACTTCTGGCTTGAGGTGATCGCCAGCGCGGAATCGAGAGTTACGAACGTGTCCGACATATCCTTGGCCAACGACACTGCGGCGGTCGTGGTTGCGGTGGTGTACGGATTATCGAAGGCAAACTGAACGCTGTACCCGATCTTGTCGGGGATAGGCTCGCTGAGGTTGTAAGCCTTGGTGATCACCGTGGATTGATAATCCGCACCGCCATCGGTGTATGCGGAGCTTGAAACAGGATCCAGCCGGGTGTTCGGGAGGTAATCGTTGAATGACCAGACCTGGCCTGCTCCCGCTGAAACCGAGATGATGTCGCCGGCAAACATGAGTACGGGTCCAAATGTTGAGAACGAGGTTGGGATGAAGTCGTTAACGATCCAGTTGTCCCAGTATCCAAGCCATGAGCGGGCCAGTGAGTGATAGACGATGACCGCGTTATTCTCGTTGAGAGCACCTTCGAGCGCGATATCGACGCTGTTCTCGGTCAGTAGAGCGTACTCGCTTTCGAGTCCAACGATCGCTGGCTCCTCGGTGACGAACGGAACGGCCAATAGATAGCGGTTGTTCCAGAATACACCGTCGCAGAGATCGAGCTTAGTCTTGTTGATCCTGCTGATGAGGTCATTGATCGGGCTGGAGAGCGCGAGACCTACGCTGGTCTGGGTACCGGCTTGGATCTGCTGGAGGGAGCGGATGCCGTCGCGGGAGAAGAAGAACACATCGGGACCAACCGCGGCGATTGAGCGGTGCGATGAGCAGCCGATATTACCGCTGATGAGTGATATGGTCCAATCGGCAGCATCCTGCGTAGGATCGGCATTTACGCTCCAAATAGAGCGTTCCT